AATGGCAACATACGAAGAAGCTAAAGGATTTTTTATACAACAACTGTCTTCAGACCCGTCTAATCCGGTCGAAGGTCAGGTTTGGTATAATACAACAACAGGGGTTCTTAAGTATAGAACTTCTTCAACAACTAAAACAGTGACGGTGAGCTAATGGCACTTTATGCAACAGTAAAAGGAATGTATATTAGAAGTGTCGCAAGTGATCCTAGTAATCCAATCGCAGGAGAAATGTGGTATAATACAACTTCTGAAACTTTAAAATGTTATAACGGAACATCTACAACAACTGTGACTGCAAGTTAATATTTACTTTACCTAAAAAAGAAAGTAACAAAAGGAAGAAATGAATAAAGATAAACGAAGCTTAACAGCGACAACGGATACATCCACACGGCATCTTCCCACTTTATTAGATGGTAAAGATCTTGACGATTTTAAAAGGTTAGTACCAGAATTACGGAATAATTGGGTTAAGAGACAAATGTTTAGAACAGAAACCGAGATGAGAATTTCGGTGCTCAACGATGCTAAATTTGGAAGTAATGCTGCTAAATACTGGCAATCTGTGCGAGAGCAGAATGCGCATTTTGAAGAAGTCATGCGTCTCTCATTTGAAAATCGTAAAAATGATGTAGAACTTAAAAAATTAAGACGAAAATTGAAAATGGAAAAAGATCCTTTAGAAAAAGAAAGCATTCAAATTATCATCGAAGAAAATATTTATGTGCAAGCTTCTCAACAACTCGAAGCTCAGGCTCGAATGCGTGAAATTAGAACCTGGTCTAAGCTTAAAAAAGAATTTAATGATGGCTCTTTTAATGATCAAGATGTTAATCAACATCAACTCGATTCTTATGAACATTCTTTAACTCAAAAGAAGAAAACCCTTACTTCGGGAACTAGCCAACCTGAAGTTTTTAATGTGTTAGGCCAATTAGCAACGTTGGAACGAGTAAAGAAAACAGGAGAAATTAAATATGATGGTACCCATCGGAAAACTCTTTCTAAGAAACCGGGGATTAGAAACAAAACCTGAAGGTCAAAGAAAAAGTGAGCTTTATCAAAAGATAAAAAACTGTATTAAAAAGGACGGGTATATTATTAATCCTCTTCTATGCATTAAAGAAGGAGATTTTTATAAGGTTTGTGTGGGTAATAATAGATATCTAGTAGCCATTGAATTGGGTTATCGGGAACTACCTATTAAAGTTCTGGAGAATGAAGACGTAAAAACCCTTAAAAGTGAGATAACAAAATATAAAAGAACAGGAGTACACGATGCTTAAAATGTATACTGAACCACGTTGGAAAGAGGTTTTAATTAATACCACTCATCCTATCTTCAGTCCGCAACAATGTGCTCATATTATTCATGTAGGTCACCAACAACCTCCTAAAGTTGCAGAAGTGGGTATTACTAAAGCGGAAGGTCGAATTAATAAAAAACAGAGACTCACCACTATTAGTTGGATTCCTTTTAAGGTTCTTCCTATGATGTACAACCGAGTTGAACAGGTTATGAATTCGGTTAATAATAATTGTTTTGGTTTAGAAGGATTAGTTGTTAATCAACAAGCTCAATTCACTGAATATAGTAAAGGAGGTTTTTATGATTTTCATATTGATTCCGATACTAGTTTAAAAAATGAACCTCCAGTTCGGAAACTAAGTATGATTGTTCTTCTTTCCAAGCCTTCAGAATTTAAGGGAGGACATTTTGAGTTTATCGATAAAGGGAATCGTCCCGCTCCCCTAAAACAAGGGCATGCTTATTTTTTTCCTAGTTATATGAGACACCGGGTTACAGCCGTCACTAAAGGTATTAGACGAAGTCTAGTCATGTGGTTTGGAGGGCCTCCATTAAGATGAAAGGTTATCGTGATATTTTATTTCCTACTCCTTTATACACTACAGAATTTCCTGATATGAAAAACTTAAACAAGGATTTAATCCAACGTATTAAGAAGTGGAAAAAGAAAGATAAGGGTCTTAAGAAAACTAATATTAATGGGTGGCATAGTGATACTGATATGGCTCATAAAAAAGAATATAGTCGTTTAACTAATCTTATTATTTCGATGACGCGAGAAGTGTTTAAAGACTATCATATTAAAGGAAGACCTGGAATAGGTAATATGTGGGCCAACATTAATTATCAAGGGAGCTATAATGTGGTGCATGTGCATCCCAATGCCGTTATGTCAGGATCTTATTATATTCAGGTTCCTGAAAAATCAGGCCATA